CAGTGCCCAACCTCATCGCCAAGTCGCTAGTTCTTAAGCCAACATCAATCGGGTCTCCTAGGTGAACTGTCTGACCTTGGAAGCCTATGTCCTTGAGACTCCTTCCCTTCATGTTCTTCATGTTGATTTTGACTCCCTCTGTGGAAGACTCTGCTGTAGATAGGGTGAGTCTGTCGGACGTGTCCTCACCGTTGTACATCAACGTAGGAAGGGTTGAGGTGGATGATATCACACCACTCTCGTAGAATGGTGCTGCTGTGCTGGTGTGTCCCGGTACGCTGACATGCGAGAGTTGCACAGAGGCCTCACCCTCCACCAACTCGTACCTCTTCTCGCTGAACACGTTATAGGTGGCGTTGTTCCTGTTCTCTATGGTCACCTTGTGCTTGTAGTCGCTTTGCGACTCAACTAGGGCATGGTGCACTGCGTTGTCCACGAACACAGGTTTTCTCACATGCTTCATTACTTGGTTCACGGTGTCAGTGAACTTACCTGTGCTTGCTAGTAGTTTGGTCATGCGGCATCACCACTGTGGTCACTCACGTTGAAGGACACATCACCTTTGTGCCCCTTGGGATGCAGAGACTGGCTGAATCTGGGTTTGACGCTGTAGTCCAGTCTCCTCACTATCTGGTTGGATTCCTCTATCTGCCTCCTTCTGGATGCATCTGCTCTGTAGTGCTGTAGGGTGTTCTCGCTCATCACCATTCTAGTCACTGGGCTTGTGATTGTGGTCTTGTCAAATCCGTTCACTCCTGTGGTCTCTGTTCCCAGTATCTTGGGTCCTTTGGATGTGGGTGTGGTAGCACTGCTGTTGCTGATGTACACCACAGGCACGTATGGCCCGTTGGTGTCTGGTGCTGTGCTCCTTGGGAAGTTGCCTGTCGCTACCCTAGGTGTGGGTGTCTCGTATGTGAACAGCCCGTACTTGCCACCAGCGGATGCCCTGAAGAAGTCGGATGCAGGTTGTGGTGTGTTGCCTGCTACTGATGGTATGGGTCTGAACATCTCCACATGCTGCTTGTCCAACACACGGACGGGTCGTAGCAGCCACTTCACGCTCTGGTCCTTCTGGTTGTTCTTCACGGTGTTCCTGTTGAACTCCGTGCTCTGATACGGGTTCGTGGTCTTTGCACCGGCAGATAGGCTGTCCAGTCCCCATCCTGTGTCATCGAAGAAAGCACCGTAACTCTTGGTCTCCAGCACGTAACTACCACCCAACGGGTTGACGTTGCTGGTGTGACTGAACCTCAACACGCTGTTCATGTTGCCGTTGAATGTGGCGCTCGTCAGGTCCAAGTCACCGAGAGTCTGGCTGTTTGCCACCAGAGCACCGTGCAGTATAGTCCTCTGACCTACGCTCCTGTCAGTGTGCAGGCTGTGCGCCTCTGTGTTGATTGCTATGTGGTCCTTCTCAAGCCCCTCTATGTTCTCAGCGTCGATGCCTATCCTAGGGGTGCTTCTGCTGATTGCGTCCTTGTGCGGTGACGTACCTACAATCTCCTCCACCCTGTCGCTGACCACAGCATCAGGCTTGAGTAGGCCGTCCTCTGCTATCTCCAGTCTAGCGCTGATTCCCCTTGGAATCTCATCGGCTTGCAGTACATCGTTACGGGGGCGTAACAAGCCCGTTACGGCTGGTGGCTCTGCTGTGTTGTGACTTAGCACTATACCAGTGGAGTGTATAGGCTCTGACAGTTCCGTGAGTATGTCCTCGTTGAATTGGCTGGGGTATCTCACTCCCCTGCCGTTGCCCATGTCCCCTACTCTCATGGAGTGCGTAGGGGCGAACACATCGACCAACTCCGTGCTGCTGCCGCTCAATGACTGAGTGCCGCCCAACCTAGGTGCGTCACCAGTTCTCTCCCCTGAGGAGTTCATCACACCAAGGACATCGAAGATGGGTCTGCCGTTGTTGAATACCCTAGCGTGGGGTGACCTGTTGTTGGTTCTGTCATACTCGTATGCATCTCCGCAGTCCCATGCTGGGCGAATGCCGAATCCACGCACTGGAGCACGCCTTACGTCCTCTCCACGCTCGTTGCCCCACCAATCCACCAGATAGTACTGAGCAGCCTCTGTGAGGCTGTATACACCTTTTCCTAGTATGTCGCCCCACCAGTCCCTGCCTTGATTGTTGTTGGCTGCCAGTGTCCTCAACGGTGCTCCGAACGGTCTGGTCATCCTCCTACCCTCGCTGTACCTCACTTGGTATTCGGGCCTGTCTGCTGCTAGCATACCGGCGAAGTTGGTCTGCCTCTCCATGATACCGACGTATGTCGTTGATAGAGAAACGTTGGACTGCGACGTATCTCCACCGATGTACGTCCATGTCGAGGCAGGCATGTGCACCAATGGCCCTGCAACGTAGTCAGTGGTGTACTGCGTCTCTGAGGAGTTGTCATCCTCCAATTTGCCCCTACCGGGTAGTATGCCGTATGTCGGTTTGTTGTACACCTGTCTGACGGATATCCTCCATCCGTATGAGTAGCGGTTGTCAGCATGTGAATTACTCATCGTATCGAACGTGATACCACTGCTGGCCATGGTGTAACTTGAGTCGGCCACATCCTCGTCCTTCCAGAAGTAGAAGTCGTTTGCAGCGTATTTACGAGGTATTGACCATGATACGCTCGCTTCGGTGTACAGGTCGAGACGGCTCACCAAAGGCCCACCACGGCTACCGCACGGCCAGAACTTGCTGTACATCACCTTCTGGCTATCCAATGTGGTACCACCTTGCGCCTCGTACCCAGAGAGTGCCTCTATTGCCGCTCCTGTGGCTGAAGCCCCTGTTTTCGTGTCTGGGTTAGCAGACTCAATTCTCAGTGATAGAGGTCCTAGGCTCATGGCATACACCGAATCATGGTAGTGTATGCTCTCGAAATGCTCAGGTAGGCTGTTGTATGGCTTCTTGTCCACCGCCCTATCACTGGTTGGGTTGTTGAAAGTACGTGAACTATCCGAGTAGAATGTATATGGTCTTCCCAAATTACTATTCCACATACATAAATATGCATCAGGTATATGTAAATTAGTTGTATCTCTAGTACCCTTTTCTAATTGTGAAAGTACTTTTGTAAATATACTACTATTAGTATCTGTAAATACATTCTTGGAACTGTATATGTCATATGGTTGTGATAATCTAATGACTGTACCTACTGTTAGATTGTCCCAAAATGGCCCAGAAAGTACGTTTGACTGTAGTTTATCTGGTTTGTTTATTGCGTTTAACTGCAATCCTGAGCGTCTTGTGTATGATAATGTCTGCCTAATACCATTAGAATCGGTATATTCCAGTACTTCTCCATATTGTGGAGTCTCTGGGAATCTACTTGCATCATCTACAGTGATTGTTCTATATCCATTTGCTGCACTTTGAATACTTTTTACTATACATTTTGGATTTAGAGATGTATTTTGTAATATATGTGAATATATATTTGGATATATCGAAGGATATCCTGCAATTGTCAATTGCACTCCTATGCTTCCAAAGGTGCTTCTCTTTATCTGATAGTAATTATCTGGGCGATGTAGTGCTATGTGTTTGAAGTTGTCAGAGGAACTGTCGTCTGGAGCGACCTTGTGTATGAACGACCACCAAGGCGTGCTGACTGTGTATCCCGGTGTGGCATTTCTGAACTGGCCCGGTGTGTACGGTAGTGCTCTGCGTGTGAAAACGGGTGACTCCGTGCCCTCTACGCCGAATTGGTTGTACAATAGCAGGGGTGGGATGTTGGTGAATTGGCTACCGTGGTCCGGGTTTATGTCGAGCATGGCCTCATTGATGAACACCTCGCAGCCTCTGACATCAGCCTGAGTAGCCTGTGCTAGAATCAGGGAAACCGTGCCTAGAGTGTTGTTTGCGGCTTTCCTTCCTATCACCGTGTGCACCTGCTGACTGGTCAGGGATTGGGTGGAAGCACCTACGTCTGTGTGGAAGCCCACCAACTGCGTGGAGAACGTGTTGGGTTGTATCACAATCTGGTATGCACCTACCTCAGCGGGGTCTGGGAAGTTCTTGCCCAGAGTGTAGTAGTATGCGGATTCCAGCACTATGGTGTGTCCACCAGCCTTGTTCACCGTACCAGCAGTGCCTGTGGATGCGAGAATGCCGTAACCATCATATTTGATACCCGTCTCGAACATGAGCGTAAACGCACCTCCATGGATATCGCTGGGCGGCGATGGAGCAGCGTTTACACCACTGAATGCCAACTCAGGGTCATGCACGTTGAACTGGTCTGTCACGGTTGATGTCAAGTCGCCTATCACGCTAGTGGCAGTCACGCTATCAGCCAGTATGTTCTTGTCGGCAAAGCCTCGCAGTGATGCGTTTTCTGCTTTGTATTTAGTGAACAGGCTCTGGTACGCAGGGTGTGCCCAGTGACCGGGGAGCATCGGCATCGTTGGTGTGACGAAGTGATGACCCATGCGTGGTAGCGGCATTGGTGTCAGTACCTGCTTGTTGTAGATGTTGTGCGCTAGGGTGTTGGCATTGACCGTACCGTATGTCCCTGAGAAGTACTCAGTCTTCGCCATGTCTGGTGAGTTGCCGCTTACCTCTGCGTGGTCACGTAGTCTCCTCGATGCGAAGAAGCGGTTGCTACCGGCTGGTATGTAGTATGACGGTGAGATGTTGATTGTGGTTGAGGCTGGTGGGTTCGCTGCTAGGAAGGCGGTGAAGTCCACATCTCCTACCACTCCTGTGAACGTGCTTCCGCTGATTCCTGTGTACGAGACCACCACTGAGTCAGTGCTCGTAGCAAGGCGTAGGAAGCGTCTGTCGTCACTTACCTCTTTAGTTCCGAACCCAGCGTCGTATATCGAGGAGTCTACAGAGGATGATACGGTGAGTGTAGTACCACTGAAACTACTGACTGTGAGGCTTTGACTTACCACACCTCCTGCATGAGTGTACTCTGTGGGGTATCTCTCGGTGCTGCTGTGTCCCATCTTCGTCACATGGAAGTACAGCGTCCTGTCATGCTGCTCGTAACTGGATTGCAGGGGTGCGCTGTTGGTCGCTTCTTTCCAACCAGCGTTGGTGCTGTCCTTGGTCAGCACGTCGATGTGCTCCCAGTTGTGGTCCTCGTATGTGGGTCCTGTGCGTGGGCTGGACACCGAGTTGTCGAACAGGCTTCCTATGTAGTTCTCGTTGAGGTCTGGATGTATCATGCCACCAGAACCCATGGTCTCGTTCTGGTACGCCTGTAGCCTGTCG